TGACCAGGTGTGGGGGAGGGAGTGTCTCCTCCCCCGGTTGGTGTCAGTCCATGGATTATTGTTACTTCTTCGCGGTGGTGATCAAGCCGAGACACGCAGGCCGCGTGACCTTCGCACCGTATATGCTCAAGCCCTTGACAGCATCCGCGAACCTCTTAGGCGGTCGGTAGCCCTCGGTTTTGTTGATCTGGATTGCCAGCGTGCAAGCGGCGTTGGTTCCTGCGAGGACCTTGTAATGGTCGCCAGCGGTGTTGCTCACGTTGTGGGATTCGTAGACGTTGAATCCGCCAATCCGCCCGATGAACCCGTTCACAAGGGCATCTGTGGAGGTGGCCGGAGCTGCGGTAAACCTCGCATCTGCGAGCAATTTCGTAGTCCACCAGGGCGGGACGACTATCCACCGCCCCTGCCTGGGGGCTTTGGAGTCGGAGAGCTTCTCCCCCATCTGGAGGATGTAGTCATAGACGCAGGTCCCGGCGGTGGCGTTGGGGACGATGTCGGAGTCGTCGGAGCCGAGAAGGTTGTCCTCGGAGACGCCAGCGATCAGGATGTCCCTCACGTACTGGTCTATCGTGTCGGCGAGCTCGTAGGCGGCGTTTTTCATGGCCGCGCTCATGACAGTAGGCTTAGCCTGTGCCGCGTCCGCGTCGTCGATCTGGAAGTTGTAGTACTTCTCTTGATCGACCACAAGCTCGGCGGCGGCGGCGATGACGTCTTCGGGGTCCTCGATGTCGGTGTTCCTGGTATAGTTCCGGATCGTGACGGCGCTAAGGCCTCCGATCCTCACCCGGTCCCCTGCCTGCTTGATCTCGCCCTCGTAGTCCCGGTTACAGCATCCGCCGTAAACTAAGGCCTTCTGGAGCTCCTCGATCAGTTTAGCGCTCCAGATCGTAGGGATGAAGTTCTGTAAGCTCATCTCAATGTACCTTCTGCTAATTGTTTTTCGATCTGTGGCATATGTTCGACGAGCTGATCAGGTGTCATCGCCTCGACTTCCGCCCGGGTCCAGGTCTTCGGGGTCGTCTGTGGAGGGTTCGATCCCTGGCCAACGTTTTTGGCGGGTCCGAGTTCCTCCAGGAGCTTCGCAGCATCCGCCCGTATCGCCTCCTCGTCCTCGCCCTGGAGGCGGGAGGCGAGCCCTTCCGGGAGGTGGGTCTCTTTGGCGATCCTCGCTCTCAAAGCGGTTGTCTCACTTCGCTTGTTTGCGGCCCGGAGGTCCTCGACCTCGCCTTTGAGGGTCACAATCTGAGCTTTGAGATCGGCATTTTCCGCGATCAGGGTCGCGTCCCCGCGTTTCTCACGGTCTCGTTTGAGTCTCTCGCTAACGATTCGAGAAACGTCTTCTTTCGTGAATAGCTCATCTTCAGCCACTGTTGCATCTCCGTAAGAGTTACCGACCTTACGTAGTCGTCATGTACTATAAGGACAAACTGATATTTATATTTTCCCTTTTGTCCACAACGGGAGATGAGAGGGGGAGCTATGGCTCCCCCATTTCGAGCTTCAAGGGCTCGTTATCGATGACCTGGACCCGGTCGGCTTCGAGCTCCTTCTCGATAGCTTCGAGCTCGGCGTCGATGTCCTTCTCGGTGGCCCCTTCGTCCAGCCTGGACAGAGCCGCCCTCCGGGAGGTGAGTCTCGCAACGGTCCGGAGGTTCTCGACCTGGGCGTTCTCCATAGCGTCGGCGGGGAGCCCGTCCCTCCATGCAATCGTTAGGTTCTCGATCAGGGTCGCCCCGCTCATCCTGGAGGCGACTTCAAGCTCGGCGCAGATCCGGAGGACCTCCTTAAGCTGTGGGTCGATCCTCTGGCGCAGTCGGTTGACCTTTGCCAACGTCGGCAAAGCCAGCCTCTTCAAGGCGCTTCCGGACTCGGCGAGCCCGTTCTTTACGTCCCCCAAAATAGCGGGCGAGATCTCCCCCACAGCCTGGAGGTGATCCTTCATCATCTCGACCTGGCGGAAGGCATACTCGAGCTCGGCGTTCCAGGTGAGATAGGAGGGTTCCTTCTCGCCCTCGTTTACGATGTAGACCCGGGACCCGGAGGCGGTGAAGAAGGCCTGTCCTGTCGTGGGGTCGATGGTCACGAGGTTGGAGGGGGCGATCAACTTCGGGTCGGCGTGCTGGTCCAGGACCCTGGAGATCTGAGCGGCCCTCTTCTCGATCTCGTGGACGACGTCCTCCAGGTCGGCGAGGTCGGATCGCCCGGCCACGGCGTTGGAGGCCTTCAGGTTGTGGATGGGGACGATGAGGAAGTCCTCGATCCCGGTCTCGATCTCGTCGGGGAGGTCCCTGTATCTGGCGATGGTGGCGAGGTCGACGGCCTTCTCGATCTTCCCCTCTTTCAGCTTGTAGAGGCGGTTCTCGATCCGGCCCGGGTGATGGATCTCCAGCCTCAGATAAGGCTCGTCTTTGCCGTCCTCGTTGGGCTTGTAGACGGTCCAGGCTAAGATGTGAGCCGTGACCTCGGCGGCGTTGTCCGGATTGCATACCGGGAACCAGAGCCGGGGATCGATCACCTCGATGATCCCGTGCTGGTCAAATCGGATCTTGAAGAGCCCCGTTCCGTACTTGACCAAGTCGACGGTGCAGTCGTAGGAGACGAGGTGGAACCTGTTGGCCTCCAATATGCGATCTAGGGCTTCCTGCCCCTTTGAAGCCTCGAATCGTGGGGTCTCTCCCCACAACAGATCAGCGACGAGGGTGCAAACCCGCTTCGGCCAGTTCAGGGCCATGTCGATGTGGGGGGCGTCCTTCGGGTTCAGGTCCTTGAATACGGCGTCGTGATCGCCCTCGTAGAGCCGAGAGTACCGTTCGTAGGCCTGGAGGCGAGCCGCCTCGGATACGGGGGGCCACGGCTCGCCGGCCCGGAAGATTGAATCTAAGTCAGTGATTGCCATAATTAATACTCCGATAGAATATTTTGTTGCCGATGTACCGGAGGGCGTCCATAAGGTCGTCCTTCTCTTTGACCGGCTTGTCGAGCCCCCGCTCGGTGGCGGCGTCATCCCATCGGTAGCCTTCGAGCTCCTCCAGGGTGAGGGGGCAGTTGGGCTCTACAAGCTTGAGGTGGCCCGTCTCGAAGGCGTTAGAGACCCGGGAGAGCCCGTTTAAGACGTCATTATCGGCCTGCATCACCATCTGGACCCCGGCCCGGAGAAGCTCCAACCTGAACGATTTGGCGGAAGGGTCGACGAGGATCGCCGAAGGGTAGAGGTCGCCTAAGAAGGCCTGGAGGTCCCGCGCTAGCTCCCCGTTGGTGAGGTCGGAGCGGCGATATTCCTTGTCGATGTACCATGTCGTCCCGTACCTGAGAGCCCGAAGGTAGGCGGTCGGATGAGTCGCGCCCCAGTCCACCCCCACAACCATCTGAGAGGGTCTCCCCTCGGGTAGGCGGTCGACGGTGTGGAGGTCTCGGCGGAAGTTCTGGTAGATCGCACCTTCAGCCTGGACCCATTGGCCCAGAATATAGCGCTGGTAGAAGAGGCCCGTATACTGGCGCTTCAGTTCGGCGACATAGGCGGGGTCCAGGTGAGTGTTGTCCTCCAGCGCAAAATGCCAGCTCCGGAGGTCGAGCTCCGCCTCCCGGTCGATCCATTTCTTCTTGAGGTAGTGACCCGGCCCCCCGGGGTTCATCGTCCCGAATAGCTGAGCCCCCGGCTCGGAGAGTCGAGAGATGAGCATGTTCCAAAAGGACTCCGGGATGAGTGTCCCCTCGTCGACGTAGGCAAAAGGCAGGGTCGAGCCTGCGATCTTCGTATAAGCCGACTCGTCGTTCGCCCCCTCGATAAGGACCGGCCTTCCGTATATGTAGGCGAGCTTAAGGCTTCGCTTGTAGTCGAAGTTCTCGGTTCCGACGAGCCGACGAAGGTCGTCGAGGACGTTCCTCTCCAGCGCCGTCTGCGTCCTCCCCACGATCAGGGGGGGACGGGCCGACTTCGATCGGATGAGAGCCTCCAGGAAGCGTATGTCGGCGACTATGGACTTCCCGCTCCGGACTGATCCATGCAGAAGATTCACCCGGGACTGTGAGCCGATGATAAAGTCCCGCTGCTTCGGAGTGAGAGGAAGCAGTGTCAAGAGTCGGCCTCCTCCTCTTCGGCTTCGGCGACGACTTCGACGTCGGAGCCCCGGAGCATCTCCACCAACTGGAGGATCTCCCCGCCCTTGTTCTCGTCGTGGGGAAGCTCCAGCCTCAGCTTATCCAGCCCGACAGCCAGCCCGACCGAGACGTCCCGATAGTCCCTCGCCGTCCAGGTGTCTTCGAGGATCTTCTCACCACGGTCCAGCATCTTTGCCGCTACTGAGGCCCGGGCCTCAGCTTGCGCGTATTTGGCCACCAGCGTGGCCCTTTTTAAGCGACTACGCGCGGCCTCGACGATGTCGAAGTTATTCCTTCTCGCCACGGCTGAGACGGTGGAGGACGATCTCCCCACGATCTGCCCCACTTCCCGCGTGGTCTTCCCCTGCATGAGGAGAGAGAGGATCTTCTCCTCCTCCTCTACAGGAATTCGTGTCATCTATATACTTTAAGGACAACAGTATATAAATAACTTCCGTTCTATTGTCCTCTTTGTACTCAGTCCGGTGGCATGTTGAAGCCTCTCGAATCCCCCTTCTCCTCCAGGATGTGGATGGCCATCTTTGCTTTGTCCGCTGTCCACTCGCCCGGGGCATCGTTCATAAGCTGCCGGATGGTGGGGATCTGTCCTCCCCCGACATGCAGATAGTATTGTCTGGACTTCCCGAAGACTCGATCGGGTTCTGTAGCTTTCTGGGGCTTTCTGGTGGTTTCCGGGGAGGTTTCTGTAGTGCCAATCGATAGCGGGCTCGGGGTTTCTGTAGTTTCTGTAGCATTTTGGGAAATGGGGGAAGGGGGGGTATGTATACCCACATTCTGGGGGGGGGTCCCTTCTGTATCTTCTCCTTCCTTCTTATTATCTACAGAACATACAGAACCCTCCTCCTTGTTATTGGTTTTACCTACAGAAGCCTTTACAGAACGCTCCACAGAACATACAGAACCCTCGTCCTTGATGACGATCGGCGACTCGTATCCTTTCAGCTTGAAGCTCGGGTCGAGGTAGTAGACGTACTCGGTGACGGTCTTCCTCTTCGTGTCCCGGCGCGTGTTTGGGTCGTAATCGTAAGTCCAGGAGTCGGAGACTTGCTCTCGTGAGATGGGGGCCTTGCTCATGAGTCCGTGGCGTTTCTGCTCGCCCTTACCCCGCCCGTTTAGGATCTCGTAGACCCGTTGATATGTCAGCTCGGTGAGTCTTATCAGGTCTCCCATGGTGGCTTTGTTCCCGTTATCCATGAAAGCCGCGAGGACCCTCTTCTCTGCCGACGTAAATTTTACGTCAGAGTGCCCCTCCGTGGCATCGAAGATATTCTTCGCGTCCCGGAAGTCGTCCACCGTGGCGAGTATCCGCCCCAGGTCGTCCCTGTCCCTGATCCTGTGCCTGTAGGCAGCCAGTGCCTTTGTGAGATCGCTTATGACGTTGTAGCTCCTCACGTCCAGGCCGGCGATGGTAACAAGCCTTGTAGCAAAGGGTATTATCACGTCGAGCGGCTCCTCGTCTAGTATCTCAAAAATAGCCCGACAGATCGCCGTCTTTCGCTCCTCTTCTGCAGGATCGAATAGCTCCCCGGCGTCCTTTCGCTGCCTAAACTTGATGACCTCGGCCTTGTGCTCCGGCGACGAATCGGCGTCTATGGACCATAGGCGGCTCCTGAGTTGTTCGTCCTGGTGGCGGTCGACACTCGTTGTGTAAAATGCCATTCTGGGCTTGGTGCGAAATGTTCTAACCCTCTTCCCCTCCGGCGTATCAACCACAGAGCGATGAGTCGCCCCCGTCTGGAATCCAGTTGTGCATCTCTTCTGGACGGCTCCGAAGGCCTCGGTATACGTTATGTCGTCGATGGAGACCGCGGTCCCTGGCGGCGCGTTCTCGGCGTCGTAGAAGAGGACCATATTACTCATCGAGCCGCTCATAACCAGCCTGGGGGGGAGAAGGTCGATCGCCACCCCCACGCTGTGGCTCTTCCCGGACTCTCGCGGGCCGTTTACCTGTATGTGGATTCCTTCGGTGCTACTGCATCTCTGAGCCCCAAACCCACCCAGAAGAGCTTTACCGACCCGCTCGTCTCCTA